AGGGATAGAATAGCTATAGCCTCTAAGAGTAAAGGTATTTGAAGATCATCAGAATCCTTTAAGTCTTTAACGAGCTTACGTACTTGTTCCGTTCTGGTAACTAAAGGATCAGGTAATATCATCATATCTTCTGTGTAATTATCCATAGCCTCCGCTCTCCAATTCTAAGTCAATGTCAAAAACTTCTCTCAAGTCTTCAATGTTATGTTCAATTAAATCTCCGAATCTTTCTATTAAATCTTCGGAAGTTATATTAAGAACCTCGCATAAGTAAGAAGGTTCAGCTAAGTTAGCCACTCTGTTTAAGAACTGTTCAGTTGGTAAAGGCATCTTTAATATTCTCCAAAGTGTACCATTTAAAGGTTTCTTTTTCGCACCAGTCTGCCATGTTCATCTTGCTTCCTTTCCTTACTTTTTTATTTGGGTTGTACAACAAGAAAATCAGTTGGCTTTTGTTTGGCAAACTGTCCCGTATAGCCTTATATTTCTGGACATCTCCAACTCTAAAGTAACCTTTAGCTTCAATTAAAATCTCAAACTTACCATTCATTCCTATAAAATCAGGGATGTACATTCTATGTGTTGTGTAAGGTATCTTCTTGGACTCGTAGCTACAGAAGTCCGTTAGGACCTCCGCAGCTTTAGCCTCAAATTTGTTACGATAGGGCATTAATTCTCGCTTGTTGAGGGCTTGGGCTTTACCTTAGCCTTTGCTTCAACTCTTGCTTCACGTAGGAGAGCTTGTGTCATCCCTCCTTGTTGGGATACAAAGGGACTCCCGTGTAGTTCCCAGCCATCATTAAGAAGTACTGTAATGTTTTCTTCAAAACGATCATGCCGTGGTGTGTTGATAACTTTAAATTCTTTAGTCATTAGTCTCTCCTATCGTTTGTTAAGATTAATCTCAGGGACTTTTGGTAAGTTAGATACCTGTGTTAAAAACTTAGGACCTGTTGAATATGCGAAAGCTCTTAAGTTTGTATAGCAATGCTCTTTGTATTGGCAATAAGAACACATAGTAGATAGTTTTAAGTTTCCAGATTTGCCATCTGGCACTGGATAAGAGCAGGGAGAAGGACGGTCTTCCTGCCCTACAGACTTTTTTACATGGGCCACACGCTCCTCAATGTCGGCTGAATAATACTTGTACATGGGGTGTGAGGTATCGTCTAAGTCGTACTCAAGCACCGCCAGGGTACCGTTCTGTTTGTCCATGGCTAACCATGCCCACTTACGGTCCCCTTCTGCATGAGCGTAAGCTTTGATCTGATCAACGTAACCAAAATCATCACTCATTGCTAACGTCCCGTCCTTGAACTTCTTCATTCCGAAGGAGGTTGTAGACTTAACGTCAACCACAGTTCCGTCAATTTTACAGTCCATGTGTCCTTTAACACCACCAACTGACACTTGCTTCTGTTCATCAGTAACCTCATGTCCCGTTAGGCGAACAAGCATAAGAAGAAACTCTTCAATCATGTGACCGTACATGAACTTGATTAAAGTTTGAGGTTGTAATTTTTCTCCGGTGTAGTTGTTTACAGAGTACCATTGCTGTAGGTCTGGTTTACCTATAGCGGATAACCTAAGCTTACGCCCACCGTCATAGCCTCTCTGAGAAGGAAGAAACTCTTTCTTCATAAGGTCCTTCATGCTCTCACCGAACTTGTCTATCTCAACGTTAACGTCTACACCTTTAGCTACGTTCTTTTGCTTCATCAGTGCATAGATGTCTTCTACTAATGTGTCTAAAGTTTTAGCCATGTGATCTCCTAGTGGGTTTCAGCCCAGTTGTTTCCAATTTTGTATTCCCCGTCTAGAGGGCATCTTAAGTCAAACTTTGGACCTGCTGCCTTAATACACTCTACAGCTAACCATCCAAAATTATCTACTTGGTCTTCCCGAACTTCAACTTGAAACTCATCGTGTATATTACCTACGAACTTATAGTCTATATTATGTAGTATCGCATACTCATCTAATAGTGTCAAGGCTTTCTTCATAATGATTGCACCAGCAGATTGCAATAGCGTATTCAAACTTGCGTGTGCCGATCTTATGATTAGCTTTCTTCCGTCAAGTCCTTTGAGGTAGCCTCTTTGAGAGCTACGTTCAACTCTTTCTCTAAGGTCTCTAAGAGACGGAGTATTGTCGAGAAATGTTTTTTTGAGCTTTGCCCCGTCTCTGCTATTACCGCCGACAATGCTTCCGATCTTGGCATCACCAGCTCCATAGAGGAAAGCGTAGATAAAAGTTTTCGCGTTGTCCCTTGTTGCAAGTCCAGCTGAGTTTTGATTAACTGTATGTATGTCACCATTGATGACTTCATGTATGTACTCCTTATCGTCCATGTAATGTGCCAACATTCTTAGTTCTAAACCCGAAGCATCCACACCTACTAACTTATAACCTTTAGGTGCTACCCAACAACTCCGACACGCATCACCATACGGTGAGTAACTAGCTGGTACCTGAGCCATATTAGGGCTGCTGTGGGTCATACGGCCTGTTACAGCACCGATAGGGTTAACATAACCATGTACTCTGCCGTCCTCTTGAACCTCTTCTAGCCATGAGCTTACCTGTGCCATACGCTTCTGTACTAATAAGTACTCAGCAATAAGAGATGCTTCAGGTATGCCCTTGACTTTACTAAGGACTGCTTCGTCAACAATTATGTTTCCCTTCTCAGTGTATGTCTCAGGTTTCCAACCGAAAAACTGTAGGTGTCTCCCGATCTGCTGCCTTGACCCCAGGTTAAACTCAGGCCAATCTATGCGGCTGAAGGGTCCTACCACATCATGAATAGAATCCCCGATAAAACGCAGCCCCACACTACTAAGTCTGCCGTCCTTCTTGTACCTAGGCGTAACCTCCTTAATAAAAACAGGTAACGCCTTGAAACGCTCATGTACTTCATCTGTTATCTCCATCTTTTTCTGTTTCAGTATGGCTAATAAATTAAGACACTTACCTTGATCCAACAGCCAACCATTCTCAGTCTGCTTGGTAATAACCTTTTGCACTTCATGTTCCAGAGCTACACTAGTATTACCAAACTTCTCAAGCTTCTCAGTTAACACCTCATAAACTTTATGAGTAACTTCACAATCTTGCTCACAATATTTAATCATCTCAGGTGTTAATTTAGTCCAGTCATTATAGTCACCTTTAGGAAACTTAAGTCTATCTCCCCATGCCCTGAGAGAGTGACCGTCCTCTAGTTGAGGGTTGTACAGTCGGGACATGGTTAAGGTATCTACAACATTGTGATCTTTAAGCGTAATGCCTAAAAACTTCTCTATCATAGGGGCATCGAACCCAATAATATTGTGACCAATAATAGTATGAAACCCATCAATATACTCCTTTATCTCTTTGATTTCAGATTGGGGCGAAAGGAAGTTCACCCTGTTCCCACTCTGTAGATCCTTCGTTCCGATCATCCAGATCTTTGTAACTGGAAAAGCGGTGGTTTCTATATCTAAGATAAGCTTTGTTGTCATTTATTAAAGTCTCACCTCTTTTTAATGCCTTGTGTTCTAAAGCGTGGCAGTTCATACATAGGATAGCACACTTTTTTGCTTCCCCCAAGGCTTTATTTAAATCAGCCCACTTTCTTATAGCCAACCCAAACTCTTTTTCTTCTGGGACAAGGTGGTGAAAACAAAGAACATCTGAAGGCCAGTGATCTGTGCATAACTCACATCTACCCCCTGTTTTACCTAAGATATAAGAATCTTTTCTTTCCCTTAGCTTCTTATGATACTTCAGATCATAAGGATTTTTAGCCTTAGAATTCTTCATCTTCTACCGCCTTTATTTTAGGTTCAACACCAGCAACCATGCGTCCTGTGGCTTCCTCGTAATACAACCACCCTGCGTGTCCTGTGCGGCCTGTTCTGCGGCACTTAACGAGTTGGACCTTAGTAGAGTTACGTGTGTATTCATCGTCAGACATTTTGTCACGGCTTAACAATATAGTATTGAAGGCAATCTGGTTTATTGAACCGGAAT